GAGGCAGGATGGGCCTCTTGCACCATGGATTTAGACGTTGACGCCCATGTGAATACGATGTCGATTTTCGCCCAATGGGTTGACTCTGCAATCTCCAAAACTATTAATTTGCGTAATGACTACTTATACGACGACTTTAAAAAGATCTACAATAAGGCTTGGGAAAATGGCATCAAGGGATTTACCACTTACAGGGCAGGAACCATGACATCTGTTTTGTCCGCTTCGTCATCTATCAACAACGCTCCATGCGGGGCATGTCATACAACGACCCCCTCCAAAAGGCCAAGAGAGCTACCCTGTGACGTGCATCATATCAAGGTCAAGGGGGAGCAATATTTTGTGTTTGTTGGAATACTAGACAATGATGTATATGAAGTATTTGCAGGCAAGAACGGCTTTATTGACAAGAAAGTTAAGTCTGGAACTATCGTGAAGCTCGGGAGGCCCAAGGGCGTCTACAAAGCCATGTTGGAAAATGGATTGGAACTCTCACCTATTAACGCTACTTGCACCGAAGAGGAAGACGCTCTGACGAGGATGACTTCCATGACTCTTCGGCACGGTGCGAATGTTCACATGGTAGTGCAACAATTAGAAAGGGTAAGAGGAGACATGACTTGTTTTGCAAAGAGTATGGCCAGAGCACTCAAGAAATATATACCGGATGGAACCAAGGAGGAAGGGGCGTGCCCCGAATGTGAAAGTAGGGAGTTGATACGTCAGGAAGGCTGCATTACTTGCACCCAATGTGCATGGTCTAAATGCGTGTAATTTTACTATATTAATCCTAAGATCATGCATAGAATTATACTTCATATTTGTTGTGCTCTGATCGTAGCAATTTCGGCAATAGATACTTATTGGCTGAGTAAAGCGAGAAGCTATATCGAGGAAGTGGAGCAAAACCCAATTGGCCAATACCTGATCTCTCTAGACAATGGAGACGTATCACTCTTTATTTTGTGCAAGTTCTTAGGAACCTATATCGCAGTAGCAGCAACGTATATAATCTACAAAAAATACCCCAAGCACGGGATGGTGACGGCAGTCTCCCTCGCCATTGCGCAGATTTGGTTGCTCCTGTACCTTTATTGTGGGCCGATTTCGAAACTCTGGGGGTAGAATTTAAGGGAAATAAACGATGCCAGAATATATATTTCGTTGCAATCATTGCGAGATTAATTTTTCACATACTTGCAGTATGTCAGAATTCACTAAGAGAAAATATTTTAGATGCCCAGAATGCCATAAAAAAGGAGAGCGAGATTTCTCTTTCGATGACATTGGAGGGTCGGTGACAAGGTCTTTATCTGAATGTAAAACCATAGGCCATTATGCAGAAAAACAATCTGCAAAATATAGCAAGCGGCAAATAGAAGATATGCAGGAAAGTTTTAAAACAAAGAAAACGTCGGGCATGGAACAGTTACCAGAAGGCATGAGCCGTATAGAAAAACCACAGGAAAGTACCCAGTGGGCACGTAAAGAGAAAAAGACAAGAGATATTAAGAGAAAGAGGAGATAACATGGCAAAAAAGAAAGATCCCAACGAAGGATTTCACGTCATAGATAAAAGTAAAAAAGGCAAGGAGCCTAAGCGAGTGGAGGTTATCTATACTGTCTCTGGTAAGCATGATTATCTAGAAGACAAGAAATATCCCGCAGTAAAATTAGACTCTAACGAAGCAAAAGAATCTGCCATTGCCCATGCTATGAAAATTACTATTGGTGCAAGAACCAAATATTACGCCAAGCGAGGCAAGCATGGACGGTTGTTTAATCCGGTAGGCATGTTTAGCGAAGGAATGGGTAGTAAGCGGATGCCCCATGCGGGGAGACCGGAGTGGAGATTCGTAGAAATTGGAGAAAGAGCATTTAGATTTTATAGAGACTTTTTAAGAACTAAAAATATTGCATACCTACATAATGCAGAAAGAGAGCTACTATGAAAAAGGGCAAGATTACAGAAGTAGAGATTTCCTGCCTTAAAGGAATGGCTATGGACAATGTCTCAGCAGAAGAAATGGCGAAACAACTTAACAGGAGCGTTGAGACGATTCAAAAGGAGCTAGATCGCATTAGCGACAAAGTTCTGAGGGATCAAATGCTTATTACAAAGACTGCCGGTGGCGTTCCCGGTGTTGCGGTCATGACCAAAGCAGGATCATTGCGAGCGGATGAGAATAAAAATGAGCCTCTCTCCACTACGATACCACGCAAGGGAGACCGTGGCGAATGGGTTCACAAGATTCGACCTGATGAAGAATAGAACAGAATCTAGACGTTACCCATCTCGCTATTCTCCAGATGTGGATGAAAATGGAGTTGCATGGATAACTGGCCGTCAATATATTGTAGAGATGGTATGTGAAAATAAAGCGGCTAAAGATATAAAGGAACTACCTCGCGGCTTCTATACCAAAGAGTTGCAGCTTTCAGATTGGCAGAAATTCTACAGGGAACAAATTAATAACCGTAGTCTAACAAAGCTTATTGACAAGCACGGTGTTGATAAAATCATTGCGTTCTTAAAAACCAACAAATATGTCATGAGTCTAAGGCCGAAATGGGTTCACGAGAAAATTGAAGAGTATACTTATGTAGAGCGCACAGCTAGTAAAGAAGAGCTATCTTATGATTTTCATAGCAAAGAAAACTTTACCAGTAATAACAAAAAGAGATCTATCATTTCCAAATTAGAGGAATTGGAATGACGAAGGATATCATTAAGGAATATGGGGACGTTATCCATGACCCGTCTTCGATAACCAATCAAGAACTAGAGATCATATCGGTTAGTCCCAAGATTGACATTGCCTTGGGTGGGGGCGTCCCCGAAGGCTCCCTTTTTATACTGACGGGTCCAGAAAAGGTCGGCAAGACAGTTACCGCCCTCACCTTTTGTGCCAACGCTCAAAGCCTTAAACGCAAAGTTTATTATGGCAACATTGAGGGACGGTTAAGAAAGAGAGATATAGAGGGGATTTCTGGCATTAATATGGACCCGGAGTATCTCGAAATCATAGGATCGACACAGGGTAATATACTTTCTGCTGAAAAATATCTTAGCATCTTTGACCAATTGATTCATACGCAGCCCGACTGCATATGTATTGTTGATTCCTTTTCGGCTCTCGCCAGCGATGCAGAACTGACGGGGGATTTAAGCGACCAACAAGTAATGAGCGTTCAAAAGGTGTTGGCTAAATTCTGTAGGAGAATTTCTAACGTGCTCCCTATCAATAAAGTTACGGTTGTTGGGATCACGCATCTAATGGCTAATGTCAACAAGTTCGGAAGAGGCAAAACTAAGGTAGAAAAATCGGGAACCGCCTTAAAATATCAGGTTGATGTTAAGCTGCACGCTACGCACATCACTCCCATATTACAGGGAGAGACTCAAATTGGTCAGACCGTGCATTGGCAAGTTGTTACCTCTGCTATTGGCCCTCCGGGGCAGAAAGTGACCAGTCATATTAAATATGGCCGAGGTATCTGGAAGGAGATGGAGCTTGCGGATCTGCTTGTAGATTTCGGCTTAGTGCAAAAAAGCGGATCTTGGCTCACCCTCCCAAACGAGGAAAAGCTACAGGGAAAGAATAATTTAGCTGCGTACCTAGAGGAAAACCCAAACGAGTATATCAAATTTGAAAATGACATTTTTTCTATGATTGGAATTGAAAGGTAAGACAATGATAAAGACAATTTTTACGGCTGCGTTAATTTTCTTGGCAAGTACCGTTAATGTGGTTGCTGAAGATCCGGTTGTTACTTTGGGGCCACCCGCAACTAATGGAAAAGAAGCACCAGAGTCAATTGCCGCAAGACTATATCAACACCTACAGGACGTTTCTGTTACTGTCAAGACACAGAGCGGGGAAGGCTCTGGCGTTATCGTAACACGAGAAGTCGAAGTTTCCCCGAACGTCAAACAGAAGGTTAATTTTGTGTGGACAGCAGCCCACGTTGTAGATGGGCTTCGCTCTGTTAGAACGATTATCAAGGATGGGCAATCTAGAAAAGTGGTTGAGTTCAAAGATGCTCAAATCGTTCAGGAGTTAGTCGAAGACGGTCGTCGCGTTGGCGAAATGAAGATGGAAGCCAAGGTGATCAAATACAGTGATTCTGAGAACGGCGAAGACTTGGCCCTTTTGATGATTCGGAAGAAGGGCTTTATCGATAAGTCCGTCACCTTCTATAAGGGCAAAGGTAGGCCAGTTGCTATTGGCACTGAACTATACCACGTCGGCTCATTACTAGGTCAAACTGGCTCGAATTCGATGACGAGAGGAATTTGCTCTCAAGTTGGAAGAGTTCTTGACTTGGGGAATGGAGATGGAGTAGTCTTTGATCAAACTACAGTGACTGCGTTTCCGGGGTCCAGCGGCGGCGGGGTTTTCCTGAGCGAAAGGTCTGGTGAAAAGGCTGGCCAGTACATGGGGATGCTCGTTCGTGGTGCTGGAGAAACTTTTAATCTTATTGTTCCAATTCGCAGAATGAGGAGCTATGCTACAAAAGAAGGCATCTTGTGGGCTATTGATACAGACGTTAAGATTCCTTCTATCAAAGAAATTACTTCCATGCCTGCTGAAGGCCCAAAATCTACACCCAGCCCCGGAACCAAGGCTACTAAAGATACTGTTAAATTCCCCGTCCTTCCCCTGAGAAAAGAAGAGAATGAAGACTAGGAGTTTAGAC